TACCTTTGAAGTTCATTCCAACATCGCCTTTTGCTTCTTGGAATAAACCACCTTCACTTTCAAAACGAATAACTCCACCAGCTTTCATACTGTGGACTTGAGACTGCTGAGTAAACATTTTCTTAGACGATACGTTAATATCGATATCAGATCTAATGTTAAGTTCTTTCTTTGCGAACAGTTCCATCGTAGACACGTTTGCGTCTAACATTACATCTGCACCACGCATCTGTAACTGGTCACTTGCGTTTACAAAGAACGATCCACCAACACCAAACTGCGCATTACCACGAACAATCATGTTGTAATCGCCTTCGATCTCTTCAGTCTTATTACCTTTCACATAAACATATGCATCATTATCTATGGTAACTATACTAGGGCCTTTAATATAAACATGGTGTTGTCTATCATTTATTTCATATTTGTCACCAACAGACTTATGAGTTGTCGTTCCCCTTGAGTCAATTTGGATGTAAGAACCTTCTTTATGTTTAACCATAATACGTTCTGCGCCTGGCGTATCGTCAAGTTCAATACTATGTGTCGCAGTCTCTATGACACGGTTGTATGGATACTTTGTACCATATGCAGGGTTGGGTTCACTCCACGTTATTCTTTCGTCTTCAGGCACATCTGCCTGACCTGCAATGTACACATCTTCAACACGATTCATCTCTTGTTGTAGAACATATGTTTCTTCTAAGTTCTCACCACGTGCAAGTCGAGAGTTCTGTGGTTGACCAAAATCTTTTGGTGCAGTTCCTCTTGCATTAATGTGACCATGAAACTGAGGATATACTCCCCACCCATTCTTCTCTGGATCGATTGGTTCCATGTATGGTGAAGGTATCAAACCAAGCAACATAGGGTGTTGTGCAGTTCTACCATCTAAGAACATTCCATAGACAAAAGAGTTCAAGGGTGGTGGCAGACCATTTGGATCATAGTCACCCTTTACAACTGTTGCCCAAGGTAGATCTGGTGTGGGTACTTCTTTGTTGTCTCCATGTATAGAGAATGCACGAACCTGCACTCGTCCCTCTAGTTGAGGATCGATGTTGTTCTCCACTACTCCCACAAAAAATAGTGGGTTGGTTATACCAATACCTGATTCCATTACGGTGCGACCTCCAATTCACGAAAATCCCCACTCCAGTCGTACTTTGCGAGAACTATATTTGTATTCATAATATCATTTTTCAATTGATGACTTGTAGACAGCACCAAATAATTACCAGACAACTGTTGATTATATGGATCTTCTGGTGACTGTTCGATTGTAAACTTTGGAACCTTCACAGAAATAATCTTGCCAGGCGTAATATCTAATCTACCTACTAGACTCGCTTGGACAACCGTTCTTCCAAGGTGTGCGCCATACACGGTTCTATTTACCAAGATCTCTTTGAAGTGTTGATCTGCACGTAACGTCTCACCATCTTCATCATAGTAATCTTTAAACACCAAGAAACGTCTTGCATTTTCTTCAGTGAATGTCTCATTAATAAATTCTTCTGTATGTGGACTTGTTCTGACCGTTGCTTTCTTACCAGACATATCAATGTAGTCTACATCTTTAACATAGTCGTAGTTAGTGACATTAACTCTTCTTCTTGTAAAGTCCACTTCATATACTTTGTTTCGATATGCACCACCCACTAGATCACCCGCTGTATCAACACGTTGTCCCTGTGTGAATGAAGTAAGAGTGTTTGTCTGTATTTCTGTACCATCATTAGGATCTTGACTGTTCATTGCGTTGAATGCAAATACTTCTACATCCCTAGTGTTATCCATACCACGTTTAACAAGAAACTCATCAGTCACATAGAAAAAACCATTGATAGTTTCAAAGAATCGATATGAACATGAAGGCGAGTTTTTACTGAAAGATCTCTGAGAAAGAAAGTTCATTGCATCACTAGGTGTCAAAGACGGCATCACCGCTCGCATTCTGCCTTCTGATGGTTGTAAGTAGAAGTGTCTTCCTTTTGAGTTTCGAATCTCAAACTTTTTGGCATCGAAAGGAAGTTCTTCTCTTCTTTTGATCGTGGATGAACCAGAGGCAGATAACTTCGAATAGTATTTTTGAAATACCGTTCGTGCACACTCAGATGCTTTCATGTCTTTGAATGACTCACGCACCCTTCTCTTACCAGCTTCGTAACTTAGTTTTGAAATGAAATTAAGTTGAAAGGCCAAACCTGTCAAGTTTTGTGTGGGAACAACATCAGTGACTGACAACACATGACATTTAAGTTCGATTGGTTCTTCCAACTTTAAATCATATGTTTCTAACGTCAGTGTTAAGGTTTCCTCACCCCTTAATTTAAAAGTATTATTTTCCAACATGCCTGTGGAGTCGACACACTTGATTGACCCCGACCACGAATCCGAATTGATACTCTGACTCAATTCAAACTGAGTAGTAATACCAGTAAGGTCAAGGAGTTGATCCCCATTAAAGGATTCAATCTCCACCTTTGCGATTGCATATGAGGGGTTAAAGTCTGCCATTAGGTTTCGTCAGCACGTATAGTTTCTTTGAACTCTCTCGTAATCTGAGGGAGAAATCTGTTATCAAAAAGAAATATTTCTTTCTTGGATTCGTTTCTGTCTTTTTCGTAATCGTAGATACGGTATTCAATCCATTCTTCTGGAATGATACGTTTAATAATGATCTTACGACCCTGTTCTGTTAGGAGAATAACTCTGTCTTCTCTACGCAAGTAAATCGTTCTGAACGATTCTGGTGCAAGAATTACCTGATCAACTGCCATCTGTTATACCTCTTTATAATAATAAACGATATTATCAGTGATAGTATCATCTTTAGTCCAGTCAACAACATCGTCGCCTGTTTCACCAGATAGTTCTTCATACTTGGCGATAAGATAGTTATTAAAGGTTTCTTCGTCCATTGGCCATTCATAGTACGGATCAACAATTTGATTCGCCATGTACACCAACCAACTATAATCTACAGAACCATAATAGAACTGCGCAATATCTTCTGCACGTTCATTTTGTTTTACTGTATATGGAAGAAACAACATTGGGTTAGTCGTGAGCGTTTTGACGAGTTGATTACGTCTTGTGATGTCACGCATAACTTTACCGTTGTATTCAACGATTGGAAAGTTTTCAAAATATTTTGCCATGTCTTTACCTTTTGTTTAGAAACTATCAGGCAACTGATTCGCTTGTGCGTTGATTGCTGCACGATCAAGACTTTGATCTACATCTTCTCTTGTGTGTGCAGACATTTCTGAGAATTCCATATTCAATGTTACAGAACCAGGCGCACCACCCTGCATGATAGGAACAGTACCTGCTGCATTTTCATAACTTACGTTTACTGCTTTAATCATACATGGTTTGAATTTAGGAAAGTACTGGTTGTTAGTTCCGATTAGTTTAATTTCTACGACAGATGGATACCTCAAGAATGTACGTTCAAATACGCCTGGCACAAGATCCTGAACTTCTGGTAGGGCATTACGTTTACATGTCTTGATAATCTGATCGATTGTTTGTGTTTCAGTTGCATTAGAAGGATAGAGTTCCCATGAAAAACTATAGTTCTTCATATCAACACCTTCAAACGCAAGTGCTTCTTTAGGGTTGACAACATTACCTTGGACGAGATCAATAGTTCTTGCAACGTCTCCACCAAGTTTACTAACTATACCTCTCATTAAGTATGCAGCCGCAGATGTTGCCGCTGTACCTTCGATACCTGCTACTTTACCTAATACATCACTTACTGCATTGGTGAAAGTACCCATTGCATTTTTACGACCTTCCGCAGTCGCCATACTAGCCCCTGCCGTTTGTATCGCACCTGCAATATCGCCTGCGGCGCCTGCGAGTCCTGATCCTATTGACCCCAGAGTTCCATCACCCATACCACCACCTGTACCTTTGTATATTGCATTGGTAACCGCTTCAGTGATTGCTTCTCTTTCAAATGCATTGAGTCTCACGGATGTATTGTCTTGTAACTGTTTTGGAAAAGGCAACTCGACAGAACCAAAAGAACTAATGGACGTACTGATTGCTCGGTTTCGATCTGCAATAGATCTACCGACTCCACGTTGTCGTGTCTCAAAATATGATGCATTATTGTTTTGTCTTGTATACCCACTATAGTCGTATTCCTTGAAAACGAACATGATAGAATGCGCCGTTTTATTTTCTGGAAACGAGAATAGAGTAGGGTTACGTCTGTACGCATCTTTAAGACGTGCAACCTCTGGTCTGTAACTTCCTGCCATTTTGTTTAAACCTTATAAATACACTGTGTAAACCTATTTATAACCAAAATGTGAAATTGAAAATGGCATATAGTGGAAGATTCCGCCCGAAGAACCCTAGCAAGTACAAAGGCGACCCATCTAAGATTATTTATCGTAGTATGTGGGAAGTAAAATTCTTTAAGTGGTGTGACGAACATCCTGATACAATTTGGTGGCAATCTGAGGAATTGATGGTTCCTTACATGTCTCCATTAGACAATAAGATGCATCGATACTTTCCAGATGTAATTGTAAAAATGAAACAACGTGAGGGTGCACCAAAGACGATCATGGTTGAAATAAAACCATACAAACAAACGAGACCACCAGATCCAAGGAAAAAGAATGCAACCCCTACTGGACGTGTCTCTCGTAGATATCTTAACGAGGTTAAGACTTGGGGTGTAAATGATGCGAAGTGGAAGGCAGCGAGAAGGTTCTGTCACCAACGTGGATGGGAATTTGTAATAATGACGGAGAAAGAACTCAACATCAAGTATTAGGAACGACCATGAACAGGTGGCCAAGGTACACACTATATGACGATAACGATAAAGTTGTGTTAATTACCACATACAAAGAAATATATAATGAATACAAGAAAAGAAACGCAAAGGCAGAAGACATGATCAGATTAACAAAGTTTATCGACGAGGGAGTCAAATTAAAACTCATTCGTGGAAAAGATCAGGATGTTCTGAAGATGTGGAACAAGGGAGATCGTAAGTGGGTTGAACTGAGAGGAAAGCCTGGATTCGAAAGAAAGTACGATCCAAAGGATCCACTCCATCGTGCAATTACCGCCTTAGGAAAATCTGCAAGTATATCAGACTTTGTGAATGGTACTGAGGTTAGTATAAACCCGAAACACCCAGATGGCAAGCGTGCATTAGATACAATAAAGAAATTAATGGACGAACATGCAATCAGATAAACCCATTTGCACAACATGTGGACACCCATGTCATCGTGGTAAAGATTGTCCCGATTGTATAAATGACGTTTGTTTTAAATGTAAATGTAAAGACTGTAAGGACTAGAAATGGCAGCATCATTATTTAATGATATACTTTTAAGAGGTATTCGTTCGGGACAAGTGCCTGCACGTACTGATGCCGCACGTAAGTGGTACAGAGATACTGCGCAGAAGTCTGTTAAGAATGGCCCGATAAATGCAGGTAGAGTGGAACGTGAATTAAAAGACAGAGGTGCAAACACATCTGCAGTAGGTAATATGTACTTCTTTGCGTATGAGGCAAAACATGCAAAGACATTACCTTACTATGATAAGTTCCCTCTGATATTCCCAATTGGCCCTGCACCAAAAGGATTCATGGGCATCAACATGCACTATTTACCACCTATTTTACGTGCAAAGTTAATGGATGGTCTTTACGACACCATTACAAACGATAAGTATGATACGAGTACAAAATTAGATTTATCATATAAACTTTTAAACAGTGCGTCTAAGTTCAGAGAATTTAAACCCACTATCAAACACTATCTGAATGCTCAGACAAGATCAAGGTTTTTTTATGTTAATCCTGTGGAGTGGGACATTGCATTGTTCCTACCAACTGCGAACTTCGTTGGTGCAAGTAAAAACAAAGTATACGCTGATAGTCGTAAAATCATAAGGAACGGATAATGGCATTTCGCATATCGGAATTCAAATCAACATTTGATCAGTTTGGTGGCCCTGCACATGCGAACTTGTTTCAAGTTACTATAACAGGTTACCCAAACAATGTCAACTCATTGTTGGGATCAAAAGAACTCACGTTCTTCTGTAAGACGGCACAGATCCCCTCTGTAAGTCTTAATGTTGCAAACTACGAGGCAGTTGCAAGTCTTCCTAAACAGTTCCCTATGTCTGTTCAGAATACACAAATCAATACAATTTTTATGATTGATAGTGATCATGAGATATTGAAGTTCTTCCACTCTTGGATGCAGAATGTAATCAATATCGGAACCGCAGGTGGCAACCTGTCTGAAGACAATGGTAAACTTCCGTATGAGATTGGATACAAAGATGAGTATTCATGTCGTCTAAGTATACGTCACTTCTCAACGGATCACGATCCAAGTAGATTCTATGAAGTAATACTAGACAAAGCATGGCCTTCTCAGATTGGTGATCTGGATATGGCATGGGAAACAAACGATCAGTTCCTCACACTTCCAGTTGCATTTTCATATGATAGAATCGAATACTCTGGTTTGAGGCCAGGCTCACCAACATCAAGACTAGGACGTGGTTCTGGTTTCTTTGATATCCTTGGTGCAGTTGCAGGTTTTGCTGGAGTGGTACAACAAACCGTTAATCAAGGGTTTTCTAATGTATCAAGTATACAAGATGCTGTGAACAGGTTCCAGCGTGTTAATAATTCCTTCGACAATTTGAGTCGGAGTATAGGTCTATAGTAAGGAGAATATATTATGGCTTTACCTAAAATTGATCTACCACTTTTTGAATTGAAACTTCCTTCAACTGGTAGAAAAGTAAAATACAGACCGTTTACGGTCAAAGAAGAAAAGATTCTTTTGGTTGCACAAGAGTCAAAT